AAGAACTTCAACAACAAATTATTCAAGATACCTTTAAAGCTCCCTTAATGAATAAGGAAGAAAAAAAGGAACATGTAGAACTCATGAGAACTTTTCTAGAGAAACAGAAAAATCTATACTTTCGTCTCTCGCTTTCCGATGATCCAGAAGCATTGGAAATGAAAGAAAGAATCCAAGAAGCCGCAGAGTTTTTAGGATTCAAAGGGAATAATGTCAATGAATTGTTCTCCGAAATGGAAAATACCCTACAACGCCTAGATAAGATTGCAGAGATAGAGTAAGATGTCATATCACTACAAGATCACCTCCGCATATTGTTACCACAATAGTGAGATTGTAGATATGTATTTCATCAATGGAATTCCATTTACTTTTGATGACATTCCCTTGATTATGCAACAGGATCCATATATTAAAATGGAAGCTGAGGATCACTATCCATATACAACAGAAGATATGTATAGATGGTCAAATTATTTGATTGATGAGATGTGTCATCCACTTCTATTTGAAGTTCAGATCGAAAATCCAGAGGAAATGCCAAAGGATTGACCAGAACTCGGGCTTGACAACCCTTCCTACCCCGTGTAAGATAAAGTCGTCCCAAAGGCCAAATACACTCAATACGGAGAATACAAATGTCTTTTGCTGATCTCAAGAAACAGTCCCGTGCTGGTTCACTGACTGAAAAACTGATCAAACAAGTCGAAAAACTGAATAGTGGAGAATCTGGTGGCGATGACCGCTTCTGGAAACCTGAAGTTGATAAAGCTGGAAATGGTTACGCTGTAATCCGATTCCTCCCCGCTCCCGAAGGATGTGAACTTCCTTGGGCCCAAGTCTGGAGTCATGCATTCCAAGGCCCTGGTGGTTGGTATATTGAAAATAGTCTGACGACTATGGGACAAAAAGATCCTGTGTCGGAACACAATCGTGTTCTGTGGAACTCTGGATCTGATCGTGATAAAGAAACTGCTCGGAAACAGAAACGCAAACTCTCTTACTACGCTAACATTTATGTGGTGAGTGATCCTGCACATCCCGAGAACGAAGGTCGTGTGTTCCTCTATAAGTTCGGTAAGAAGATCTATGACAAGATCACCGAAGCGATGCAACCTCAGTTCGCTGATGAACAGGCCGTCAATCCTTTTGACTTCTGGGAAGGTGCTAACTTTAAACTGAAGATTCGTAAGGTTGAAGGTTACTGGAACTACGATAAGTCGGAGTTTGATAAGCCTTCTGCTCTTCTGGATGACGATGACAAACTGGAACGCATCTACAAGAACCTGAACGATCTCAATGAGTTTAGTGCTGCAAGTAACTTCAAGTCTTATGAAGATCTGAAGAAACGTTTCGATTATGTTCTGGGTGCAAAAGCTCCTGCTCGTCAAGATCCTGAGACCGTTGAAGAGGATCAACAGTGGGAAGCAGAACGCCGTGGTGAATCTACTCCAAGTCGTTCGACTCCTTCCTTTGAGATTGCTCGTCCTGCAGTCCAAGAAGATGATGAAGATGCAGATGATGCTTTGAGTTACTTCCAGAAACTCGCTGAGTCCTGATAGTTCAAAGGAGGGGATTTACCCCTCCTTTTTTATATTCTCATGACTTTTTCGTTATAAGTCTTTTTAAGTTTGTCATTGATATAATTTGGATTATCTTCATTGTATCTCATAATATTTCTAAGATCAGTTATGATTAGTGATAAGTATTCTGGTTTTAGTACAAGAAGTTTTCTCTTTTCTTCATTTAACTTAAATTCATATTCATAATTTGTTATGGGTTTTGATAAAACAGATCCAGGAATTTTTACAATTGAATTGGTATTAGGATCTAAGTATTGAAATTCTTCTGTTACCTTTTCTTGCCATTGAGTTCCATTCCATCTCCAAGTTGTCTGGCTTTGCGAGTATGTCTCATTTACTTCAACGTTTAATATTTGTTCGGGAGTGCTTATTGTGATTGTTGGACTATTAACATAATTTTGCCCTCCATCATATATTATAACAGTAGATATTCCAGTGTTTGATAATTCGACTCCTATAACAGCTTGTCTAGATATAGGAGCACTTTGAATTGTTATCGTTGGAGGTGCAGTATAACCAAATCCAGTATTTGTAATCGTAATACTTGTAACAATACCACTTGTTATATTTGCTGTTCCAGTTGCAGTTACTGATGGATATGGTGATCCGATAGTAACTGTTGGCGTTGTAGTATAAGCGACTCCTGATTGAGTGATAATAATATTACTGACTGATCCATTAGTAACTTGTGTGATTCCTTTTGCTGTAGAAGTTGAAACATATTCAAAAATTTTATCTGTAGTTCCACCTGCAATTACAAATTTTTCTCTGTCAGACTTAACAAAAATATCCGAAGGAGATTGAACTCTATCTCCAACGAAAAATGTGAAGTTAAAAGTTGCAGTGTTTAATTGCCAAGAATCCAAATCAAATTCGTATATACTTGAAGTTCCTTCACTAGTAACAAATAGTTTAGTACCGTCAGAGTTAAAAGAAAATCCCAAGATATCAGAATCTCCTGTAAAAGTAGATATATTCAAACTATTGATTGCAGATCCACTTCTTGTGCTAATGTCCCAAGCAGTTCCAATGGAATATTCCCTAATGACATCTGGATTTGAATAATCCAAAATGAATACAGAAGTACCATCCGATTTAAATCTTAATCCACCCGGAGTCGATATTGTAATTTGTTTCCATACTGTTGCAGTAGATAGATTCCAGGGCGTAGATAATTGATATGCAATGATTTTGTAATTTACACCAACTCCACCACTTACATACATAATAGTTCCGTCTGGTTTAAATTCAATACCAGTGGTATAACTAAAGTCTGCGCTTACATCTAATTCATAAGTTAATGAGATTGAAGAAACTTCCCAAGCGCTACTTAGTGTATATTGTTTGATTTGATTTGCACCAGTAAAATTAGCCGTATATAAAAGAGTGCCGCTGCTGCTAAAATAAAATCCCTCTACATCATTTCCAATTGGATCAGTAGACTGATTGATATAATTACCGTAAATAGTTCTGGGGGAATATGAAAAGGTAACAGAAGGAGCAGTTAATCCATATCCAATTCCACCAACTAGGTCGGATATAGAAACAACTCTATCAATTTCAATACCAGAACCTAGTCCACAAGTTGCTGTAGCTTGAATTGGTGTAGTTGGATTAGAAAAACTTACTAATGGAGCACTATTATAACCTTGACCACCATTTAGACTAACAATACTAGATACTCTGAATTGCGAAACTAAACAATTTGCAGAAGCATTGTTAGTTATTGGTGGAGAACTTATTGATATAGTTGGAGTATTTTGATATCCCAATCCTGGATTAGTAATTGAAACAGATTGAATTGCATATGATGGATTTACTATTGGGGTTAATACTGCTTGAGTTCCTGGAATATAAATGGGTGGAAAGGTGATTCCAGGTGGAACTGTTGTTACACCAACATATGTTGGAGAATTGTAAAATGTTTCATCTACTGATAATCCGGCCGGAAAAACTTCTCTACCAAAAGAATCTGTGATGGATATAGTTTCATAATGGTGGATGTCATCATAAGCATCTTCAGATCCATACTTATCTACCATGTATTTGTTGAAACTATTCAAGTTCAAAGGCCATTGATCTTGAAGATTGATAATATTGTTTACTGTTAAAATAACCCAATCAAGTTCAGGATCTCCATAAACTCTCTCTGCAGTTTGTTCTGGTCTTTCATTTTCTGTTATGAAGTAATATTCAAAGGCTGAAACTACAGAGTTTATATCTTCTCTTATCTTAGCTCTCTTGAATAAATTCTTAATTATAAGAGTTTCATCATTTGAGATATCATTCTTTGTTCTGTTCAGAACTTGTAAATTTGGTAGTTCTCTGAAATATGCCATTTTAGTATCCTACTGAATTATCGTTTACAGAATATAGATCCGTTCTTCCACTAAAAACATCTTCTTGATAGTCCGTATCATAGATTGGTTCCAATTCATTAAAGCTCATTGTAAAAACAGTTGAAACTGGTTGACCTTTTTCGTATGCTGCCCATAGACCATCTGGAGTATAGTTGCAACTAAAGCTAGTCAATGCACAGGTTTTGATTTTATTGACCGCATCAATGGAGTTAGTTCCACTTCTATATTCTAATTTAAAAACATTAGGAGTTCCTAAGAAGAAAGACGCTTCTCCGGCTTTTCCAGATAATTTTTTAGCAGCCATTCCTTGTTTAAAGAATCTAATAATTCTTCTCACCATTGTAGC